ACCAAGGCCTGTACGGTCTTGCCCACTCGACTGCCACCCGGATCTACTTCTATCAGTATGCCGCCCACGCCCGTTATAGGGTCAAATGCGATCTCACCTTCACTTAGGTTGTTTAGGAAGTCAGTGGCTGTGAGTGTGCCTGTGAGTGTATAGTATAGATTACGACTGAATGGATAGCCCTCTACACGTACTAGCAGTTCTATATAGTCGGGTCGCTGCAGTGTGGTCGCGGTCTGTGTGAACTCAAAGGTGCTCCAGTTTACTTCCACGCTTTCCAGTGTTTGATCTTCACTCTGATCAGTTACCACACGTTCACCTGTGGGAGTTGTGGAGTTTTGGAACTGTCGGAAACCCTGATCAGTGATCAAAGCTGTCCATTCCGACATCAGCGATCCAGGTACCAGCAGAGCCACTCCATAGCTGCCTCTTTCTGCTGCGTATTGGATTTCTTTCAAGCCGATACGATAGCGTTCTTTCAGTTGCTCTTCTGTGATCCCTTCTGTGTTATAAGCAGTCGCGATCTCACGTGCTTCTTCAGCTGTTATTATACCGTTTTCTGTGTGCGCCATTCCCGTATCCTTTGTTAGGGTATTTATTCTGTTACTGTGCCAGTTTTCACACTCGTGACTGGGATTTTGCTGGTTGTCTGGGTGTTTGTGGCCTAAAACTCCTGGGATCTGGGGGTGCTGTCACACTTTTGTCTGTGTTTTGCTCAGTAACAGGATAATTATTGTTTATGGAACCTCTGCTCTGCTGCTATCGTTTGGACGCTTTGATGCCCTATGATGAGGAACAGATATGGAGTTTGGTACAGCGACATCAGGGCTATCTCTCTATACGTGGGGACTGCATAGACTTTTGGATACCTCAGCAGTATCAGAGTCTGTTAGTTTTGGCCTTTCCCGGACTGCGTAGACAGTGGGCCTTGGACTATGTGTAAAAAAATCTGGATTTTTGCCGCTTCGCGGATCTCTTCGAGATCCCAGTAGTAAATAACCCATGCGTTTGATCACTTATCCTCAGAGACCCTGCCCTTATACTCCTGAACAGATTACGCACAGCACAGTGATATTTGGCTCGGGCCATTGTCTAGATCGTGGCCTAGAGGATCACCTAGGTCCTGGCTACTGTAATCTCAGCATACCTGGAGCAGCGATAAATCTACATCTACGCAATCTAGAACTCTTGGCTGAACAGGCTCTGCTACCCCGTCGGATAGTCTGGGTCACTGCTGAACCCACGGCCCTAGCTGTGATAGATCGTGATGATCGTCCAGTACGTTGGGGCAGTGCGGTCTCAGATCAGTGGCATGCCCAGGGCCAGACTCCGGATTGGGATCTAGGGTTGAGGCTGAGACTGTGGCAGCGAGCCGCAGAGAGTTTTGGCAGACCGCAGCTTTGGCTCACTGAGTCAGCGAGAACACACACCTTGACAGCGTGGCCTTTGATCCCGGCGCCCGACAGTGAAGATTGGCCCCGTAGACTGGCCAGCGAGATACAGGCCTGGGCTAAATAAGCACATGAGAATCACTATATTAGCCCTCGTTCTACTATTATCAGGCTGCGCCAGTGTACAGTCGTGGATACCTAGTTTTTGGGACGATAACCAAAGCCGCATCATAGTAGATGCTAGACTCTATGCTGAACAGATCGACTGTGGTCAACCACAGCTGGCACAGGTACAGCGTGTGGATCAAGAACTACGCAGATTCCAACTGTATTCTCAAGCCAAGGGCACACTACAGAAGGACGTTCTACGTGTGGTAGAGCCCATGAAGGCTACCACTGAAGAGTGGGTCAAACGCGGTGAGGGTTCTAAGACCTACTGCGAAATCAAAAAGAAGCTGTTGGCACAGCAGGCTGAACGTGCTGGCCGTGTTATCCTAGGGAGATGGTAATGATAGAACAACTGCAATTTCTAAGCACCTGCGGACGTCCTTGGGCTGAGCAACGTGCTCAATTTGCCCTAGAGATAACTGGTGCTTGCCAGCGAGGCGAAATATCAGAATCGGAGTATCAGGCACTGATGGCTGACCTAATACGTTCTGATAAACTAAACGAAGAAGCTGACGATATGGACATCAAAAACATGCTGGTCAGCTGTGTAATGATTGGAGCTAAACTAGCATGAAAATCCGTGACATTATCACTGAGAACATTTTTACCACTGACTATCACAAGGTCATGAACGCTGTGGCCAAGTTATATGACAGCCACTACAACATCAACATCTGGGAAAACGGTGAAGCCCACGATGAAGCTGCCAAGGTGTTGTTGAAAGCACATCCTTCAGAAGAGCAGCTGGAGTTTATGATCAAAACAGGCGAACTGCCCGAAGATCTCTACGATCTAGACTTTCCCATCAACGATGATCTAATGATGGGCACACAGGGTTCGCGACAGGGCGAAGAAGAACTAGCTGACGACCTGGACTCAGACATCGAGGAGACCCAGGCATCAAAAAAGCTCTGTACTAGCAGCCGCTCGGACGCCAGCCTGGGTGCTAGTAATTTGGCTTCATGTAAGTCGCAGGGCTATCGTGCTCGCGAAGGCAAGAAAAGCCATAAGATTGGCGATAAAAGAATCACAGTTGGGGACAAGAAGATCAAGGGCAAGGCCCATGGTGGACCCCTGCCCGATTGGAGTTAAAGCCCTTTGGCCCTACGTTCCTGTAGGCCCTGACAATGGATACAGTATTGTACCCCCGGCACTGCTCGTTGACGCTCCGGGGGTATTTCATCTCCGCAGTCCTGACACTCTGATTGGGTGGGTAGGCTGCGTTGTTTGGCCAGTTGTTTCTGTACGTCAGCCACAGCGTTCATATTGATATGTAGGCTGTGGATTTGGGCCATTTCGGCCTCTTCTTCGTTGTTATATTCGAAATCGTCTCGATTATCCATTAGTCCTTCTTCTTCAGTTGATCAATAACCTGTTGTTTGGCACGTTCGTTTAGATCAATTTCGTTGGCTTCTTTGATCTTCCAAGCCAGCATGTCCATAAACTCAATCACAGCCTGTTTGCCTAGATCAGTAAGGTGGCTATAAGAAGCGCCTACCGAACTGTGATAGTAGTATCTGTTATTGTTTAAGATCTCTTCTAGGCCACCGTAGGCTAAGTCTTTGATAGCACCTTTTTCCATCTTAGATTTTCTCACCTTTTGTAAAGCCACGGAATCGGATGAATCGCGGGAAGCGTAGACTCCACACGTCTTCGCTATCCTGGCTCCGAGTTGCTGCGTCCGCACGGACTTCCACGACCTGTCCAACGAGCGTATCTCGAGCTTCCCAAAATTCTGCTCTCTGTTTGTCTGTAAAACCCGAACCACAGTTGACCACAATCCTTTTACCATCATCTACACCTTCACATACTACGGCACCTAATTTGCCTTGATTACGACCTGTGCCCTCTTCGACCTGTGTCACGGCAAGGCTGACTTCGATAAAGGGTTTCATCTTCATCCAATTGGTGCTGCGTTTACACTCATAGACCGCGTCGGGTGACTTGATCATGATGCCTTCGTAGCCCGCAGCCACCATGTCCTTCATGTAGTCTTTGAACTCAATCTCGTCTGTGAACACGTCGAGATCAAACTCACGTTGAGGTACGATATTGATAAAGCCTGATTGGGCGAAGATCTTTGAAAAGTTCTCACGTAGGAACGCTGAACGACGACGCTGTCCCATAGTACTGGCACCGTTCTTGAACTCTGACAGGGGTAGGATATCAAACACATTGAGATGTGCGTCCTGTGCTTTGACATTGTCTTTGCGATGTACCTGCTTCATGAGATCCTGGAAAGAGTGGCTCATGATCTCGCCGTCGATGACATAACTGCGTCCAAACTCTTCCATAAAGCCCTGTAAGTAGTCTGTGATGTGTCCAAAGTTGGCCAGCTCTTTGCCATTGCGGGTATATTGGACTACTGTTTTGTTTTCGTAGTCTACCACAGTGAGACAGCGAACACCATCTAGTTTGGGTTCTACGATCTTCTTGCCTGTGAGCTTGCCTTCGTGGTTGGCAGCATCGTGACTGAGCTGGCATTCAAATACTGGAACGAGATATTGATCCTTCTTCAGCTTCTTGGCTACCTTGTTGATAGTCACTTCCGAAATACCTGCTCGCATGTCTTTGCGTAGGATAGGTGCGTAGAAAAGATTCCACTGATCTTCTGTGGCTAGATCCATACACAGTTCGATAGCACGTTTGGCTGTATGACCCGTGAGCTCTCTGCGATACAGTCGTTCTGCTAGCTCTTTAAAAGTTGCCCAGCCCAGGCCCTGCGGATCCTTTACAGGTTCTTTGACAGGCACCTGCTTGACGCCGAATGTATATAGAGTGTCATAACACATCCGGAGCCCTTCAAAGAACTCATCCAAACCCTCGTTCATAGCTGACTCTAAGACAGCTTCTTTGGCCAGTCGACTGTTGTCAGCCTGTAGCTTTTGGATCACTGCTTCTGGTTGTGTACGCATTTTAGCCTTTCTTGTTGATCCATTCAGGATCCCACATGTCTTGATTGATATCCGGATAGTACAGCTCTGGTGCTACCGGTAGTTTAGTTATTATAACTTCGGGAGGTGGTTCTGTCAATTCATTATAGGCCTTGTTACCAAACGCCATTAACCATAGAGCCAAAAGTGTTTCCATACGTCTCCTTAGACGATCACGTCTTTAGTTGTTTTTCGATTACTGTATAATTTATTGCTGTGATTGTCGCGAACCCAATTGGCGAAACCTTGTGGGTCACGTTCAAACCAACGTTCAATTTCGTCACGACCTATGTCTTCTTCTGATGTGAACACATAGATCTCATAGTGGCGATGCGTGTTAACTTGAGCTCTTAGGATCAAGGCCTCTAAGTTAAAACTCAATGGCTTTTCTACTTTCTTGCTTTGCTTGATGCTGTCAAACAAATGATTCTTAGCCCAAATATCTGGGTGATGTTCTGTGATTTCTTGAAAGAACTCTACACCCAAATTATCCCAACTGACAATGTAATATCGCACAGCCTGCTCCTAAGATCAAACAATATGTAAATTATAGCACCGTTAGTGACTTTTGTCAATCGAAGAGAATTGTTCCAAAACAATAGGCAAAACTGCGGGTGCTGACTCGTCGGTGAGGTTGCTCAAAATCCTGTTAATGATAGCAGGCAATACCTGGAAGTTCTCGGGCGTGTCTTGCCCGCCCTTTGACCTAGGAATTATATGATCCAATTGAGGCTCATGCCATTCCCAATCCTCCCCAATCTTAAGTTTGTTTTCACCCTTGCCCCAATCAAATAAACGATATACACCTAGACCGTCTGTCCACCCGTCTGGGCTTTTGTCGTACATATTTTGGGCCTGTTCCTCAGTCCAATTGTATTTGCTTTTGTAGTAGCCAAAGATGGCCACATACTTATAGTCTTTGTTTCTACAAAAGTGTTTGAACAAATCTCTATTGTAGTATGTGCCCTCGTCTGGACTAGTGTAGGGTTCACGAGCATTAATAGACTCGTTTACAATAGTCCAGTTCTTCATACCAAGTCCATTTTGAACTTTTGCATCTTAGCAGGCCATGGCGGTTCAATCCAATTGCCGTCTGGTTCATACTTTTTACACACTTGCCAAATACCGTGTGCGATGATCACAGGCTCTGGCACACGACTGTTGTTAGCTTCAGAGTCTGTTTGATCTTTGTAACAGTCTTTGATGTCTTTGTGAAGACGATTGCCTTGGTTGGGTTTTTGCCAAGCCTTGCGTAACGCACTACGAAGTTTGTAATCAAACTCTTTCTTGTCTACTTTCTTGTCCTGATGCTCTAAGAACTCCATGAGTCCCCAACTGTTGGCAGTTTGAAACACACAAGTCGGGAATAGAATAGCATTGATCGTAACTGCTCGTTCAAAAGCATCTTTAGAATAGTCTTTACGATACTTGACCATGTTACCAATGCCTGTAAGCACTTTAGAATTGGAACCCACTGTATCTTTCTTTTCAACCACAACGACTTCTAGTTCATTAAACAGAGCATCCATTTCCTTACAGATCTTATCTTCTTTTTCTATGGGCATGTTTGCTTCTTCACTGGCGTTTGCTCGTTGTACACGAATGCGATAGTGATCGAACGGACTAGCAGTTAGGCTGTGAATATTGATGGCAGCATATTGAGCAACATCCCAATACTCATCGTCAGAACGAATAAAGCTCAACGGTACTTGTTCGATGCCAAGGATCATACAGGCCAATGTACGATGTTGAGCATCGTTGACAAACAACTGTCCTTTTGAATTCATACGTCCAATACCTGGAAACACAAGTCCAGGATTAAAGCGGAACACGATGTCAGCAAAGATATGACGCAGGAAAATGTCTCGCTGTTTGGCAGCGTTCTTTACTAAAATTATAATGTCGTGTAAGTTTGTAGGATCATAGTTCATAGCGGGCATTTTCATTTTCTCTGCCGCTTCATTGAGTGAACTGAACTCAGGTAGGTCGATGCCCTTTAGTGGGTTGTCATCGCCCATGTTAACTAATTTCTGAAAACAGAAACACAGCATGTCTACGAACGTTGGATGCGAACCCAACGACCGAGTATTAACATATTCTGGGATTCTATTAATTCGAGCTGTTTGCTCTGTGAGGCTTAGTGAGTTCCAAGGGACACGAGTTTCTTTTGGGCCCAATACATCGAACAAGTCCGTGCCAAACTTATCGGTTATTTTTTTGTGATACATAACAATTTCCTATAGTTAATGCGTTTGATTAACAAACGACTGTGATTACTTGATTAACAAGTATTGTTAGTATACTAAAGAATTAGCTATAAGTCAACCTAGCATTTCCAAACGTAGATCTTGTCCTGCTTCTTCTTGCCCTTTTTAAGATCTTCGTGCTTTTGGCCCATCTGTTGTAGAAGATCTTCTTCCTCGTGGCAAGGGGATAGGCCGTGCTTGACAGCATCCTCGTACATTTTGGGCGATATGTTAAACGCCACATGCCCGCCTTTTTGGATATTGTCCACACACTTTTGCCAAAGAGGGATGAAGAACAGTTCATAGAACGCTCGGTCGTTCTGCCAAGGCTCCATGTGTTCGTAGAGTTCTAGATTGATGTACGGCGGCGAAGTTAGAACGAAATCATATTTGATCTGTGTGAAGTCTACGTCCAAACAGCTAGACCAAATCATTTTAAGTTCAAAAGGATCTGCTTCGAACAGTCTGTTCTTGGCTGCTGTCTCGGCATTTAAGAAAGCGATCATCTGGTCGTAGGCAGGAATCATTTCTACATTGGTATCGATGCCTGTGTAGTCTATGCCTAAGGCCCACGCACCTAGCATACGGCCGCCCCAACCTGCTGTAGGATCTAACACGCCAGTGGCCTTGTACTTTTTATAAAGATATTTGGCTGTGGTCGCTTTGAACATGACGACACTGCCTAGGTTGATACGGAAACATTCAAAGACATTGCCTGCGGCAGTTCGACCTCCGCGGTTGCGTTGCTTGGTCTGTTCAATTAGCTTTTGTCGCTCGTCAGGATCTGCCCAGATCTCATAGATAGTCTTGCCATCTTGCCTACGACAGTTCAATAGATTTTTGAATTGGTGATGATATAGAAATGGATTCCCTGCGAAATTATTCTCATTGCTGGTCGCGGAGAACTTGTCAAGATTAGCGAGATCTTTACGTAGTTCTGTCGTAGTGATGCTCTTATGAGATTCTATGTCCTGGATGGTCACAGAATCCAAATGATAGTTGACAGGTTTTAACGGTTTAATTAGAGGCATCAGTGATCCTAAGGGCCATCTAGTAATTATACTAGACAGCCCTTGTAAAGTCAAGCCAAGAAATCGGCCCAGCTTGGATGCTGTATATGATAGCCACGACGCTTACGCTTGTCTACCAATTCCCAGAAATGAGGCTTGTGCGGTGGGTGCTTTGGCTTCATTTTGGTATGGGCTGCTTTGCGATAGTTACAGGGCTTACAGGCCGTAGTCGAGTTTTCCCAAGTGGTCTTACCACCTAGGCTTACAGGATGTACATGGTCCAAAGTAGCATTGGCCTCGGTGACTTCACAGCCGCAGTATTGGCAGAGATATTCATCTCTTAGGAATACGTTGCGTTTGCTGAGTCGCATAGTGCTCTTTGGTCGTTGATACTCTTTGAGCATAATAACCGCAGGCACTGGTGTTTCCCAACGTGCGGATCTCACGATCCAGTCGTCATGCCATGCCAATACTTCTACCTTGTCCAGAACGAGGTAGCGTATGGCTTCCTGCCAATCTACCGTGCTTAGTGGTAGAAGGCTAACAGGTTGCATATCTGCGTTCAAGAGTAGTGTGCTCATGTTGATTACTTCTATAAAATAGTATTTAACTCCGTAATGTTACACTATAATTGATCTTGCGTCAATCAAAAAACTCGTGTATAATATGTAAATTAATCACAAAGGAAACCAAATGACCCTAGTACCAATGGTAATTGAGTCGTCCAGCAAGGGCGAGCGAGCATACGATATCTATAGCAGATTGCTAAGAGAGCGTATTATTATGTTAAACGGTCCAATCGAAGACCACATGGCTAATTTGGTTGTCGCCCAATTGCTATTCTTAGAATCTGAAAGCCCAGATAAACAGATCAGTCTGTTTATTAATAGTCCGGGCGGAGTGGTTACTGCGGGGATGAGCATCTACGATACCATGCAGTTTATCAAATGCGACGTGGCTACCTATGTTATGGGTCAGGCCTGCTCTATGGGCAGTCTATTAGCACAGGCAGGTGCTGCCGGTAAACGTTATATGTTGCCCAATGCTCGTCACATGATACATCAACCCAGTGGCGGTGCTCGGGGGCAGGCCACAGACATCCAGATCCAGGCGGAAGAGATCCTCAAGATGAAACGGAACCTCACAGAGATCTATGTCAAGCATAACTCTAAAGGCAAGACTTTCGATCAGTTTTCAGCAGATATGGAACGTGACAAGTTCATGTCAGCACAGGAAGCTCTAGATTACGGCCTCGTAGACAAGATAATCACAAACCGTCCATGAGAAGACTGTTCACATTCGGCTGTAGCTTCACACAGTGGAACTGGCCTACCTGGGCTGATATACTAGGTCGTAACTACGATCAATTCTTTAATTGGGGTATATCTGGCACAGGTAATCGTGCTACGGCACAGCGTATCAGCGAATGTGTGTTAAAGAACACGCTGACCGAAAATGATACTGTTGTAGTACAGTGGACAGATTATCATAGATATGACCAACATATTAGCGGATTGTTTCCCGAAACCAGCTGGAGACTAGGCGGCAGTATTTTTATCAAAGACAAAGAAATACAGTACATCAAAGATACATGGAAAGAAGATAGCTATATCTACGATTCACTGACCCTGATAAACTATGCTGAATCTCTTCTGAGATCTACATCTGCTAAAGTCTTGTTTATTTCTAGAACAGATATGGCCGTAGATCTAGATAAGTTTCCCGGCTTGGATTTCCTAACACCTGTGTTAGAGTCTAATCTTTGGGTAGGTGAGCCTATACAGGAATTCGTAGACGGGCTAGGTTATACTGGTAAGCCTATGACAGTTAGGGATGCTGCGATGTTCGGTGTTCCTTTAACTAGGCCAGTTGTTGACCTGCATCCCTTGCCCAGTCATTACCTTGCTTGGCTCAAGCAGACTTTTCCTGATCAGGAGTTCGATGAAGAGTTTGTTGCTCACACAGATTCTATTCTTGAAACTGTTAAAACCTATGACGACTTTAACAAAGATTATCAAGAAAAGATGCTGTGGCAGATCAAAGGTACAAAATACGTTAGAGGGTATTAAAGCAGATAGTTAACTTTTCAACTAGGTCGCTCATCATAGCATCTGTATGATAGGGAGTAGGAGCGAACCGTAGTCTCTCCGTGCCCACAGGCACTGTTGGATAGTTGATGGCCTGTACATAGATATTATACTCGTTGAGCAAGGTATCAGATATCTTCTTACATCGAAACGCATCACCAACCAGCACAGGCACTATGTGAGTTTCAGAATCCATTACAGGTAAACCGTTATCACGTAGCATCTGTTTTAGTTTGGCCGCACGTTCTTGATGTTGTATCCTAAGCTCGTTGTTTTCTTTAAGATACTTGACCGCGGCCAACGCACCAGCACAGGTTACAGGGCTCATTGATGTTGTGAATATAAATCCGCTGGCGATTGATCTAATAGCATCGATTACTATTTTGTCAGCGGCAATATAGCCGCCTTGTACTCCATAGGCTTTCCCAAGCGTACCGTTGACTATGTCAACGTCAATTTCTAATCCTAGTTTCTCGATGATACCAGCACCGTGTTCTCCGTAAAGGCCTACAGCATGGACTTCGTCTACGTAGATAATAGCAGCATATAATCTACTGAGCTTGACTATTTCTTTCAATTTAGAAATATCACCGTCCATAGAATATACAGACTCTAATACCACACAGGGCGTTTTTTTCCTTTCTGTGACATCTTCTAAGATAGTTTTTAAATTATCTAGATCGTTGTGCTTGAACACATGTTTAGGTGCTCGACTATGACGCATACCTTCTATAAGGCTAGCGTGGTTCTTGCTGTCAGACACGAATTCAATATTGGGCAAGATCTTTGCCAGAGCGATCAAAGTCCATTCATTGGCCACATACGCAGAACTGAACAACAGGGCACCAGCTTTCTTGTGTAGGGTCGCTAGCTCGTGTTCTAAGGCCACGTGATAGTGACTGGTTCCTGCGATATTGCGAGTACCGCCCGAACCTGCCCCTGTTTGATCTAGTGCTGTACGCATGGCGTCTAAGACTACTTTATGCTGACCCATGCCCAGATAATCGTTTGAGCACCAATTAACGATCTTTTTGATGTTGTAGGGCCCGTACCATATGGCATGCGGGTAGTCCCCAGCTTCGCGAAGAATATCGTTAAAAACCCGATATTTTCCTTCTGCTTTTAATTTGTCTATCAGTTGTTGAAATGGTTCTTTGTTAATCATAAGTGTCCGATAAATACTGTGTATTACTCTATATTTAAGGTTTAAAAAATGGATATTGTTAGATTAGATGTGCCCTTATTCATACGCTTGCTTGAGCTGTCTCGAGAAGAAGTCAAACAAGATGCCGACATTCACGATCTAGCACAAAAAGTTATCGAATTCAGTAAAGATCGTGTAGTCACAATGGCTGACTACAACGAACTTACAAGCTTCATGCGGTCACAGGGCAGCGAAGACGAACTAGACGCAATTAAAAGATTAGGTGGAATCAATGGCAAAACAAACGATTAATTTAGGAACATCAGTGAACAAAGGAGACGGTGATCCTTTACGTACAGCTTTCACGAAAATAAATCAAAATTTTGATGAATTGTACAATACTTTAGGCACCGACGGGTCAATTTTTAATCCGCTTAGTGTAGATAGTCATATAATACCGGACATAGACAATACCAGAGATTTAGGATCCCCTACAAAACAATGGCGTGACATATTTGTCAGCACTGGTTCTGTGTATATTGGAGATATCAAACTCAGTAACGATGCTGGCACATTAAAAGTACAACAGGTCACAGATGTCGGACTGGTAACTGAAACACCAGTTCCTGATGCTCCAGGTGCGGTCACTACAGATAGATTAGTCAACGGTGCTAATACTTTTGTGCTTAAAGACAACGGCACGGTTGAACTTAATGGCGACCCGTTTACAGGAGGCGGAGCAGGACCAGTTCAACCATATGTAGAACTAACCAACTCACCATTTATTGTCCAGCCTGTGGTATTAGGCTCTCCTGTGTCTGTATCAACACCGGGTGATGGATCAGGAGCACAAGTTGAAGTAGTCATAGGTGAAGGTCCTGCGATAACATCCATAACTGTGACAACTCCAGGTACAGGCTACATTGTGGGACAACGCTATAAAGTATGGAGTTATCAAATAGGAGGCAGCAACAGCAACACAGACAGTGTTTATTTTGAAGTTGCATCAGTTGGTGACAACGGTGAACTATTAACTATCTCCGATGCTGTCTTTTCAGGTGCGGCAACTAACACTCCAGGCACTTATAGCGGGCTAGATCTACAACTTCAAGCATCTCCAGGTGATGCTATAGGTAGCGGCGTGACCTTGGTTCGTGGTGCCTACGGTGCTTTATTAAACATAGAAGCAGAAGCAGAATATGATAATAACAATAACACCAGTCCTCTAGGCACAGAGTGGAACAGTGATGGGTGGGACGACTTATTAGGCGTGGCTTCAAGAAGTTATGGAACATTTTATTCAGCGTTGAACGGTGCTGTTGGTAACAACATTATTGGTGCTGAATTGGTCATGCACGATACCATCAATGACCGGTACTACAAATTCAGTTTTTCCAACTGGGGACAAAACAATGGTGGTTCCTATAGTTACACAAGAACAGAAATCACAGATCCTAACTTCTTTGAGAAAGCAGACTACGCCACTGCTAACAATGTTGATGTTATTGAAGATGACTCTACTCTACAGATTGGTATTACTAGAGGTAACAACAATGGTATCTATAATCCATTTACTGAAATAGAGTGGGACGAAAATGTCAGCCCAGCAGGCACAGAGTGGAACATAGATGGTTGGGATGATTTAACTGATGTTGAGACAAGAACCTACACAAACTTCTATGATGCCTATAATGGTAATCTAGGTAATCGTGTTCCGGGATCTCAGGCTATAATGTATGTACCTAGCATCGACAAGTATTATGCTATACAGTGGATAAATTGGACTCAAAACAATCAAGGAGGCGGATTCAGTTATCTACGTTATGAAATAGATTTAACCAAACTCAACGAAGGCGTTAAATTCGCAGATGGTACAGTATTAAAATCAGCAGAAGGCATAGGTCGTGTTAAACTAACAGCACCCGGCAATCGTAGAATTGAAGAAGTCTCAGGTTACAAATCTGTTTCAGTAACATCTAGAAACAGAACTGAAATTACTGGGGCTACATATACCACGGTAAATGCCTATGAACTAAGAGTCAAGAAAACCACAGAAATAAATGCTTTTATTAGTCCTTACTACAACACCGCTACAACGGCTGTATGGTACATATCTTTTGATAACGTGACTTTCAGAGCAGCTACATTAAACAGTGATGGCGGTGATAACTGGATGTTCTACTATGTCAATGCCAATGACCCAACAGTTCAAGTTGAAGATGATTCTTTCTACATAAGGAGAGATGTAGGAGGTGATCCTCAAGTATGGTGGGATTCAGCAGACCTTCCTGGAGGCGGTACTTACTTCCGAGGTGCTATTATCAAGTATCACGCCTACATCACTGACGCCGGATCAATGGTTGGAACTATACACATTGCCAAGGACAGTGGCGATAATAACATTTTCCATACCGAAGTGTTAAGTGGTGGCACTGACGGGGAAAACGCCATACTATGGCATCAAGACAACGAAAATCAAATCAAATACAAACGTATAGACGGTGAAAGTTCTACTGCGAAAATACAGTGGAGTGCCACAGTATTCTACGGTTCAGAAGTTTGGGATTAATCAAGGGGCAACTTAAATGACAAAGATATACAGAATACCTACTGGACAAGTTGAAGGCAACGGTAGTAATGACAGTAACACCAGCGAAATTCGCCCCTATGGTGAAATAGGTTTGTTTATAGGTGATAATAACAAATTAGAACTTTTAATGTTTGACGGTGTTCGCACACATGTACGAAGCAAAGTGCTAAACAAAGGCACATTCTACGGTGGCGATGCCGATAGTGCTGACGGAGCAGGATACGATTCTATCAAGTTGGTGCCCGACGAAGAACTAAGAAGAAACGGAAGTCAGCAATACATCATCGTTGAACCCACAGGCGGCGTGCCAGGACACGTACATATCCGTGCTGGTGGTACTATAGATAGCAGTACTGCTGATTTGTTCTTAGGTGGCGAGCAAAATAATGTGCGTGTTAGTGATACCAATGATCGTGTGACCATTACTACAGATGCCGGCGAAGGCACACGTACTTGGACATTTGATAACAACGGTGATTTAACATTTCCAGACAACACAGTACAAACCACAGCCTACACAGGTGGTGGTGGCACAGGCGATGGCCTAACCAGCAACGATGACATTAACATCATAGTCGACAGTGGAGACAGCAGTAGTTATACTTGGAACTTTGGACAAACTGGCGATCTAACATTGCCAGGTGGTCTAGTATTTGACCGCAACAATACTTCAATAAGAGTTGGTATGGGTTTCTATATTGCTAGTGGTGAAGGTGTTAGTATAGAAGCAATTGATCAAACAGATCCTGATAATTTAATTTACAAAAACTGGTACTTTGGCACAGATGGTATATTAACTGTTCCAGGCAATATCACAAAAACATCGGGCAACTTAGAGATAACAGCCGAAAACTATGTGATCATCGACAGCACCAACGGTGGACAGATTGACATAGGTGCTAACCAATCAGGAGAAGGGTCAGGAGTCTCTGGACCAATATTAGTAGGACACGCAGGTAATATTTTAGATATTGCTGCTGGTAAGATGAGGATAAACAGCACTCCTCCTACAAACAGCACAGGTGCTTTCGGCGACGTTGCTGGATTAGTAGCATTTGATAATTCATACATCTACTATTGTACCGCAGATTACGGGCAGGTTGGACATCAGATCACAGTGGCTACATTGTATAACGGCAACACAACAATTAACTCTAATGTTTTACAACTAACCAAAACTGCTGATACACTACAGATCACAGTAGGAGACATTATATCAGACAGCGACGGTGGAGCCACATCAGTGGTTGGTATAGTAAATCATGATGAAAACTACACCTACATTTTCACAGGAGCAGGAGGAGGAGTTGCTTACGAATGCGTGTTCCCTCTAACCTTTACCAGCACGGATTATGTAGCAGGCGGTAATATTTGGAAACGTATAGCCTGGAGTGGAGACACTTGGTAATAATTAACAGGCAATCTAATTAACGGTAAATATCACTATGAGAGCAACTGAAATTATACGAGGACTTCTAGATATCATAGATGGTATCGATCAGGAAGAGGACAAAGGCATTGAAGCCAATGTAGAAATACAAGGCGGCACAGACGAGCTACGACGATTCAAACACATTGTAGATCTAACCCAAGATGACGGTACTGGCTGGGCAAATTCTCCAAACGAAAAGATCACCGATATCGATAGTGTAACAGTTGATGCCGGTGGCGGTGTTAACGGACCAAAACATCCAGATGATTTTAGAGGAAACTCTGTTAGCATTTATAGGAAGTAACTATGGCTACAATCACAGTAAAATATGTTGGGCTAATAGGAACTAGAGATCAAGTATCAGTATCGGATGGGTTGACAATTGACGGACTCATTTCAGCTATATCCACCGATGAAGGTTTACCTACAGATTACTATACCGTAAGTTTATTAAATAATCCTTCAGTTACAGACATCGCTTACGGAGATAGTTCTGCGACAATAGCTTCGTTGGGATTCGTTAATGATAGTGTAGTATTGTGTACTACAAATCAAGCAGGCACAAAACAAGATCGTCAGCTTCAAAAATTAGAAATCGCACAAAAGAAAAGACAAGCAGGCGGCGATAATACAAAGATATATTATAGAACAAATAATGTATATAATGTTTTGGCCCTGAGCCAAGCCTACGATGGAAACGGACTAATAGATGATTCGCTAACAATTAATCCATTAACAGATAGTCGTCCGTGGATAGGGACCGCCGGCGGAAGTCCTCATTACACTCTCGGTGCTAATTCCGCTTCGGTTAACGAAGGCGATGCTATTACAATCACACTCTATCCTGTAAACGTATCTAACGGAACCTCAGTACCTTATACTATCACAGGAGTTAATTCGGGTGATATTAACGGAGCCAGCCTTACTGGTAACTTTGTAGTTGGAACAACCAACAGCATTACACTTACAACCGTAGAAGACCTTACAACAGAAGGCACCGAAACTCTAACATTAACATTGGACAGCATAGGAGAATCAGTTTCTGTAGATATTTTAGATACCAGTGTTCCTCCAGTTACCATCGAAGAAATTTTTGCTCCGGAAACTAGCGGAGGCGTAGTCACTGTTCTCGAGTCGCAATTTGACGCAGCAAATGGTGCTAACTTTGTACCGAGTAATCCCAGCGACGGAGCGACATTCACACAGTGGACTGACAGCAACAGCGGTACACACAATGCTAATCCTATTGGTGGAGCAACTACAAGAGCCAGCTATCAAAGCGGTGTAGGCGACACGCAGAATAGTCTCGCTGTAGTTCGTTTTGACGGCAACGACGGATTAAGTATTAACCCATATCCAGGGTTGGCCAGCAAAGCAGGGGTTACTGTTTTTGCTTTAATTAAAATGAACGCAGAAACTGTATCGGTAAACAACAACAGCCCTCGAATATTTTCTACCAACATTTTAAACGGAATTGCTTTTTATTATAACAGCACCAGTAACCGTTGGACAGTAGCAGCATCTACCGGAGTAGGCGAGTCAACTACAACCAACGACAGTTCTAGATTTAGCGTTCATACATTAGTTTACGATGGCACAGCTACAGGCAATAGTAACAGATTAAAATATAGATATAATGGAGCACAAGACACACTGACTTTCACAGGTACAGTAGGTACAACAACTAGTGCTAGTATTACAACACTGTATATTGGTAACAATAACGGAGCAAACTATTTTACTGGAGATATAGGAGAGTTCTTAATTTTTACTAGAACGCTGACTACCCAAGAAATTGAATCTGTTGAAGCCTATTTGAATAACAAGTGGGGTCTGTGATAGATGGCCAATGATCCAAACAATCCTTATCGCCCGTTAAACACCACAAACTACGAGCATGCAAGAGATCCCAACCTAAACGATCTTCACAGCTCCATGGAATACGATGCCCAAGGCCGGCCAACACTGAGGACCGTTGACAGCCAGGCAGGATATACCAGCAAGAACCGTATGAAGATATCAACCTATCAAACTGATTTCTTCAACACATTCCAGTATGGTAAAGAAACAGATGTTTGGGATGAAAGCACAGCCTCAGGCGGCTCAGCCACTTGGAACGCAAATACCAACTGGATTGACATGGCAGTGACCAACACACTAGGATCCAAAGTGATTCGACAGACTCGCAATGTCATGCGATATCTTCCGGGTCGCAGTTCTCAACTTACCTATGCTGTGAGGCTTGAAACTCCTGTCACAGGCATACGTAGACGATTGGGTCTCTATGATGAAGCCAATGGTTTTTTCTTTGAAGATGCAGGAGTGTTGGGTGCCGATGGCTTGCCAGAATATAATGTGGTGGTACGTTCCAGCACATCAGGATCAATGGTTGAGAATCGCATACCCCGCAGTCAGTGGAACGGTGATCGGTTGGATGGATTGGGCGACAGTGGTATCGTGGCTGATGCTACCAAAGCACAGATGATCACTTTTGACTATGAGTGGTACGGTGCCGGACAGATCATCATAGGTTTCGTGATCAACGGATATACCCACACTGTCCACACATTCAATCACGCTAATATTGTAACTGTGCCGTGGAGCTCCACTCCCTTTCTACCCATTAGATTGGAGATAGAAAATCTCACAGGAGTTTCAGGCACACACTATCTCTATCAGGGATCCAACAGTCTCATATCCGAAGGTGAAGCCACCAAACTGGGCATCGCAGAAAACATCACCTCTGCTATCACGGGCTACAGAATGGCAGTGGCCAACACTTTCTATCCTGTGCTCAGCATTAGATTAAAAACTGCCGCATTGAAAGGCATCGTGTTGCCCACAACCTTCCAAGCAGCCACCATAGACAATACTTCAGTGTTCTACCGACTGGTGCGTAACGCCACACTGACGGGTGCGAACTTTGTGGATCATCCAGATCCCAACGCATTTAGTCAATACGACGTTTCAGCCACTGCTTACACTGGTGGCGTAAACATTGATTCAGGATTCGTTGTTGGCGGAGGAGGTGGCTCCAGCATTAGATTGGACAAAGACACCATATATCAGATTGGCCGAGGCAGCTTGGGCACAGTCAGCGACACGCTAACATTGGCCATAGCCAGCCCCAACACTGGCAAAGACGCACTGGCCGCAATGACTTGGATTGAACAGAGATAAACATGTATAGAAAATATATCAACATCGTAGAAGCAGCTAACAAAGGCTGTCCCATCGCTACATACGACATAGATGTTAATCTAAAGAATAGACAAAAGGCCATAGACGAATATCACTACGGTCCTGCCAATCCAGATGAACCAGAATCATATTGGAAGGAAGCGGCCAAGCGTTGGAAGATCTCAGAGAAGACTGCCAAGACCATGAAGTGTTCTAACTGTGCGGCTTTTGATGTTAGTGATAAGATGTGGTCGTGTATCGAGGCGGGTATCAAAGGCGATGAGAAAAAAACTGATGCTATGGCTACGATACACAAAGCAGATTTAGGTTACTGTAACTTTTTACATTTTAAATGTGCCGGCACACGATCGTGTTCTGCGTGGGTTAGTGGCGGCGCCATTGATGACAAGGATCGAACCGAATAAGGAGTACTAAATGGAAAGAAAAGAATTATTAAAGTTTGCTCATGTTGCAGCTATAACCTACGATAATCCCAAAGAATCAAAAAAGAAGTTTAAAGATCAAGGATATGATATCATAGAGTTCTTTGATGTCAAAGGCGCCCAAGGTTATTTGTTAAAAGGTACAGATCATCATGTGTTGAGCTTTCGAGGAACTGAAGTCACTGAAAAAAGTGATATCCTAGCAGACTTAGAAGCCGGTAAAAACCTAGAAGCATCTGGTGGGAAGGTACATCACGGTTTTAAGAAAGAACTAGACAAACTATGGCCTTTGATAGAAAAAGCATTGGCTAATATAGAAAAAGTTCACGTCACTGGTCACAGCCTAGGCGCTGCTATGGCCACTATCGCTGCCAGCAGGATACAGGATAAAGTTTTAACTCTAGTGACTTTTGGTTCACCTAGAGTAGGTACTAGAGCATTTGTAAACAGTCTCAAAGTCACACACCATCGAGTTCAAAACAACTGCGATGATGTCACTAAAGTTCCATTTATTTTGATGGGATTCCGACATCATGGCAATCATAGATATATGAACTTTCATGGAGATTTTAGAGATTTCACAGGCTGGCAGATGGTCAAAGATATGTTAAGAAGCCGACTCAGAGCACGAATGAAAGGCGAAAAGTTCATAGGTGTATTCGATCATCTTATGAATAATTACATTGCTAAACTAAACAAAGGAGAATAATATGGGATGGAATCCATTTAAGAAAAGCAGCTGGACAAGTGTAGGAAATTCTATTGCTAGTGGCGTATCATCAGCAACAAACGCTGTTGTCAATACTGTTGTAAACACTACAAACACAGTAGTTAATGCAGTTACTTCAACTGCTACCGCCGCATACAACGCAACAAAAGATTTCGCAGTCAGTTTGGCAAATGATACAGCCAAAGCAGTTGAACATACTGCTTCTGTTGTCGCAAAGAATACAGAAGAATATGCGAAGCAAGGGTTTGATGTTGCTAGCGATGTATGGAAAGAAGGATCATCACAAGTTGTCAAGTATGCCTCAGAGGGTGTTGAGTATGTCGAGTATGGCGCAATGGAAGCATATAAGTGGGCTGACGCTAATGCTTGTCACATCGGTTTGAATGCGGCATTGACCACTGGTTGTGTTTTATACTTTACACCAAAACCCGAACCTGCTGAACCGGGAACTGTAACTTCTACTGCTATCAGCACAGCGTTTGTTTCTTACATGGTTAAAAAGGGAAGTAATGCTTTAATGGCAAAAGAAGTTGGCGGTATTATCACTAAGTCAATTCTATTGATTCCGGGTGTTAAAGGTAATTGCGATGAAAAACTTTTGAATACCGTTATTGTTAATGCGGTTGCCACTTGCAACCCAACAGTATTGACTGCTAGTTTAGCTACCCCTGCCGGTGTCGGCATCTTCATCGGATCAGTTATTAGCCCTATCGTTGCACAATTGATTTGTGATAAGACCGCACCAAAAGGGCTAACAAAAGCAGTACAATGACACCCAGGGATAAAGTTGTTATGATACTAACAGGAGGAGTAATTTTCCTCCTAGTATTCATCGTAGTGGCTGATTTTTCTACAGCACTTAGAGCGGGCCGAGCACCAGACGAAGGTGTTATAGAATTATTAAAGATGGCTATCACTGGCGTAGTAGGTATCATAGCGGGATATCTAGCAGGAAAGCCGGACAAGAAAGATGATAGGAGCGAATGATGGAAAACTATATCGACGACAACGAAGCATATCAGAAATTAGTTCCACAATGTAAATGTTGGCATCCCAAACACTGTGGGAATAGTTGTATGGAATCGGGCTGTGACTGCAACGAGTGTCATTGTCCTATTTGTCTATCTGAAGCAGAGAAGTAAAATGTTTCACAGGCATCAAATAACTTTGATGTCAAATCCATCTTGTAACAAACAAGTTGAAGATTTAGAAACTACAGATTTTCAGTACTATGACAAAGATGGATTTGAATTAAATCTAGCAGAGCAAAAGTTCTATGCTGCTATGAATTTCCCCATCGACTATCCTGTGCTTAATCATACCTGTTGGCAGGAACCTTGGTTTACCTTAGAAGATTCAGTAAAAGATCTAATACTTGATCATAGTCTATTCTTATGTCGATGTAGCTATGAGAAGGAAGCAGAACAGCAACTACGACAACTTAAATCCACAATACCTACAGCAGATCTATTATTAAGGACTCGCAGAAAATGGGGGTTTGATTTTGCTTTAGATGCGATAGCAAATGACGGCACTGTCTACGAAGTCCTCCATGTTGAGTATGACAACTACGATTACGAACATTTTAAAAATAGATTGATAAACTTTGAATGGGTTGTGCGACATACAGACTGGCACGATGCTGCTCGTAGGATATGGAACCAGCGAGACCAATGGCGAAACTATACAGGATTTGATCAAAACCATTGGAAAGCAGAATATCTACTAGGTTGGAAAAAGGCCGAGTACACTGAAAAGAGTGTATAAATATAGTATCTTATTTGGATCTGAGAGATGAAAAAACTACTACTATTATTACTTGCTGTGCCTATGCTAGCATTCGCACAGAAAACACCACAAGGTGTAACCTACGATGCTAAAATTCTTCGCGTAAGCGATGGCGATACGGTGGTGATCGCAGCTCCCTTTCTACCAGCACCCCTTAAACCGGAACTTGCGATCAGAATATTTGGAGTTGATACCCCAGAAAAAGGACACAGAGCCCAATGCCCTTCTGAAGATCAGCGAGGACAAGCCGCGTCAGCCTTTACTAAGAATGCAGTTGCAACTACACAAAAACATCAGGTCGTTCTCTATGGATGGGATAAGTTTGGTGGTCGTGTATTGGGAGACATCATTCTAAATGGTGTTAGTCTACGTGCCGAATTAATCCGTAACGGATTTGCTCGCGAATACTTTGGCGATGCTAAACAAACATGGTGTAACTAAAATGCGTCTAGAAAGCTGCCAAATTTTTGCCCAACTACTTGAAGACTATGTCAACGAAGCTAGTACTTCTATTTCATTGATTGCCGGTAATCCTGGAGGTCAAGAAGTCATAAAGAAACTTCACTCGGATATGGCTCTAGCACACGACCAAGATTATCGACAGGTAGAAAAGATATCTTGGAGTGATCTAAAAGATAGCTACAGGGGTGCTTGGGTAATCATACAAGGAACCAAAGGCACGGGTGCTATCAAAGCCAGAGGCGGCAACACAGGTAGTTATGAAGCGGTAGCCAGTGCTGGTGGCGAAGTAAAAACTGCCACAGATAGCAGAGGGGGTAATATCATCGATTTCCTCAAAGGTGAGATTGGCAAACTACAAAAATTCTATGTTGGTAAAAATACCACAGCAGTCCAAGACAAACAGAAAAAACGTGCCGACGCCCAAAGAGGTGCGGATACCACAGAAATAAACAACGAAGTTTTAGTTAAGAAATTTAAACCTTTGTGGGCCAAAGCTATCCAAACAGCCATGGCAGACATCAAAGGCCATGTCACAAACATGATCAAGAATGACGCATTCGAAAAGGCCAAAAAGAAATTAGACAGGATTGAACGATTACAGAACGGGCTCGAAGCACTTGAAAATGGAACCGGTGATTCGCCGGACTTTATCTCAGCAGCCGTTAACACAGCAGTACTAATGGCGGCCAGTCATTATTATCCAGAAACTACCGGCAACATAACCAGAAGTTATGGTAGCGGGTATTCATCACAGTTCTCAGAAGGTCCTAGACAGTTACTCAAGGATATTTCCGGTGGTGACACTAAAAAAATAGGAGCTATCTTAACATTCTTTAAAAGGGCATTGATATCAGGATGAAACTAGATCAAGTACTCAATAAAATAGATCTTCAAGAAGCTAATGTAGCTGCTAAAATCAAAGATCCAAAAACTATCAAGATGCTGGGTATTGCCATGCGTCACGATAGTTCATTGCCCAAGAACAAAGTAGCTGCCCTAGACCTATCAACTTTCAGATCAGCTGTTGGACAGGAAGACCCAGAAGAATCTAAGAAACGTGATGAAAAGATTCTACGCCTATGGAGCGATCTCCTAGACGATTCTCTAAGAA